CTTATGGTTCGATATGAGAGTGATGGAAAGTATCTTGATTATCTAGATGACTTTAAAACAAAGTCAGTCCAGAAGGTTGAGTATGGAAAAAACATCACAGATGTAAAAATCACAAGAGACCATACGGAAAGAGTGACCGTGCTGATTCCACTTGGCGCAAAGAAGAAAATAACAGATGCAGAAGGCAACGAAACAGAATCTGAGGAACGAGTGGATATCACATCTGTAAATGGTGGAAAGAATTATATTTCAGACGATGCTGCAGTTAAGGAAATAGGCTGGATATGGAAATCAGAAGTGTGGGATGATGTGACACTTCCCAGTAATCTTCTAAGAAAAGCAAAATCAAGACTGTCCGACCTTGTGAATGGAGTTACCAGTATTCAGCTTACAATCGTGGATGAATCCGATACGGGTGCAGATATTGGAGACATCCGTGCAAGAATGTATGTGGAGTGCATCTCCAAACCTCATGGTATCAACGGAACCTATCTTTGTGTCAGCAGGACAAGAGATTACTTAAATCCTTCTGGAAATACCATCACAATCGGTGCAAGCGGAGTAAGTCTTTCTGCATCCACAGTAAAGCAGGATAAGAACATATCTGCACTTGAAGATGACCTTTATGGCCAGACAAGGAAGATAGATGTGATTTTGGGAGAGGTGGATAACATCAATTCTCAGAAGATGTATCGAACCGAACTTATCGTGGAGGGGGTAAATATCTTCAAGACCAAAGGTGAAAAAAGTACCATGCTCTGTAAGGTCTATTCTTGGGACAAGGATATTACAGAAAGCATTGATGCTGAGTGCTTTATCTGGCACAGAAAGTTCTCTGATGAAGAGGCGGATACCGAGTGGGATAAGAATCACATAGGTATGAAACAAATAACGATTACGACTGAGGACGTGTTAGACAATGCGTCCTTTTATTGTGAAATAAAACTTTAGGAGGAATTTCAATGGCTACAATTTTAACATCAAGTCAGCAGACATTCGTGGATATCACAGACCAAAGAAAGCTATCAGCATATATCACATCTAATCTTCCAAAGACTCAGAGTGAAGATCCGAATGTTCTGCCACACACTTATGCACCAAGCTGGGCAAGCACAAATCTTGTATTAACTCCTGTTCTTTTCTTGGATCAGACCAATGTATCTCCAACAGCAAGTGGAGTGACGATTTCATGGAAGAGAAAAGATGGGGTGGCATCTGAGACGGTACTGACAAATGGTGAAACTGTTAAAAATGGAGTTTTGACAGTAAATCAGAATAAGCTGTCAGCATCTTCATCTGGGATGATTACCTATATTTGCTATATCAGTTACTACGATTCTGAAACAAAGAACACGATTAACATCACAGCTGATATTACCTATACCTTGGTAAAGAATGCAGAAAATGCAAAGTTGTGTACAGTAAGCAGTGATACCTATGTATTTAAGTATGACACTTCACAGGCTTTAGTTGGTGCATCGCAGGCAACTCTTACGGTACAGGTGCAGGGCGTAACCGTCAGTAAATGGCAGTATAAGAACAGCAGTGGAGCGTGGACAGATTATCCGACCACTTCCGACAATACTTCCATCACTGGCGGAACTTTGGTGGTAAAGCCTACACACAGTGTTTTTGTAAATAATGTGGCACAGATCAGAGTCACTACTTCAGAGAATGACGTATATGACACGCTTACCATCAGCAAGATTTATGATGGGGCAAAAGGTGATAAAGGTAATCCTGGTTCAGCCGGAACAGGAGGTCTTTCGGTTGTCCTTGGAAATGAGGCACAGACGATTGCTTGTACTTCACAAGGAAAAACATCTGCTGCAAGCACGATTAGTATTCCGTTTACTGGATATGTTGGTATTACGCAGACTGCTTGTACCTGTGCGGTGGGAACACTGCCTACAGGAATTACAGTCAAGACCAATACTGCTTCAACAGCCAGTGCAACAGGTAAACTGGAACTTGCCGTAGCTGCATCTTCAGACCTTGGAAGTGAATCGACATTGAATGGAAATATTACACTGACATTTACCATTTCAGGAAAGACAGTCACAAAGATATTTACTTGGACAAAGTCGAAAGCAGGAAGTAATGGTGCTAACGCTATTGTCTTTTCCGTCTATGCTCCAAACGGAACAATTGTGCAAAATCAGTCCGGCAGTATTCAGCTTGCCACTTCTGCCTACAGTGGAACAACGGCGATCACAGCTGCCACCTATCAGTGGGCAAAATATGCTGATGGTAAATGGACAAATATCAGCGGAGCAACAACAAGTACGTTGACTGTCAGTGGATCGGATATCATCAATATTCAGTCTTATCGATGCACCATGACCTATGGTGGAAAAACCTATGTAGATGTGATCACTGTAGAAGATAAGTCAGATCCGTATGTGTCGGAGATGCTTTCTATCGGTGGTTATACCGTCAAAAATAACCTTGGCGGTGTGGTTCCGTATATTATTGTTCGTACCAATCAGAAGGAAGTAGATGCACTGCTTGGAAACATCAGCGAAACAGCACCATCCAGTCCCGCAAGCGGAGCTTTCTGGTACAAGGTCGATCACAATGCAAAGACGGTAACTTTGATGAAATACAACGGATCTGCCTGGGCAAATGCAACGGAAAAGCAGAGTCTTACCTACACCTGGTATGCACAGGATAAAGACGGCAAAGAAAAGACCTTTGACAAGACTGGTAAGGTCATCTATTTATCCGCAGCTGATATCGACAGCATCATGACCTTGCAGTGTGATGTTTCAAAATGATGGGAGGTGTGAAAAGTGGCACTTTTGACTTCCTGCCAGCACACCTTTCAGAGTGTTGCGGCGTATGAAGATGCGTTGGATGATGTGGAAACACTGAAGGTTCAGGTGCATGAGTGTTACTCTGAAATCACCAAAACATCTAATGAGATATTGAGTTCGGTAAAGGATACCTATATAGAAAAATCAGATATAGAGAAAATTCAACAGGATTTTCAAACAAGCATTACACAAAACAGCAGTGAGATTCGTATGGATTTCACTGCTATTACTGATGAGATTAAAAATAATGTGGCAACGAACCAGGAACTTTTGGAGGAGTATATCCGATTCAAAGGAGCATTGATTGAACTTGGTAAAGTCGGAAATGCATTCACTGCTGAACTCTCCAATGAAGAACTGGCATTCAAAGAAAATGGTCAAAAGATTGCATACATCTCGAATCAGAGCTTGGTTATTACAAATGCAGAAATTCGAAACAAACTGTCCTTGGGAAATGATGCCAGAGGATGGTTTGATTTTATTCCAAGAACTAACGGTAACCTTTCAATCAAGTGGAGGGGTCCTGTATCGTAAAAGGAGGATGATTTTTAATGGCATCAAGCGGAAGTATTACAACAAATGAATATCAAGGGCGTTCAGTTACACTTTCTTGGTCTTTATCCAGTCAAAGTGTAGAGAAAAATACATCGACTATATCATGGGCATTAAAAGGTTCCGGTTCTGGTGGAGGATGGGTAAAGTCAGGTGGCTTTAAGGCAGTCATCAATGGCAAAACGGTATACTCAACTTCAACTGACAGCCGTATCCAATTGTACAATGGAACGACTGTTGCATCTGGAACGATAACTATTGCACATAATGCAGATGGTACAAAATCATTCAGTCTGAGCTGTCAGGCGGGTGTTTATACTTATGCAGTAAATGTAACGGCTAGTGGTACGCATACGTTAAATACTATTCCAAGAGCCTCGTCAGTAAAAGCATCAAATGTTAACATGGGAAGTGCTGCAACCATTACGTTAAGCAGGGCATCTTCTTCCTTTACGCATACCTTAACTTATAAATTTGGAAATGCATCGGGAACGATAGTCTCAAAGACTTCATCGACTTCTGTGTCATGGACTCTGCCTGTTTCACTGGCAAGTCAGATTCCATCAGCTGTTTCAGGTACTTGCACGATTACATGCGATACCTATAGTGGTTCTACAAAGGTTGGTTCTAAAACTTGTACTCATACACTTACAGTTCCATCTTCGGTAAAACCCACTATCGGTAATCTGTCAGTGACCAGAATAAATGGAGATGTGCCTTCATCATGGGGGATATATGTTCAGACAAAATCTAAAGCAGCCATCCAAATAACAGGTGCTGCTGGAAGTTATGGATCAAGTGTTAAATCTTACAGTATTAGTGGAGGTGGATATTCAGGAACAGCAGACACGCTTACAACAGGATTCTTGAATACTTCTGGAACGATTACATTTATTGCCACAGTTACAGACTCCAGAGGGCGAATATCAGATGCCAAAACAACATCCATATCTGTTGTGGCTTATTCTCCACCATATATAAATTCCGTTGTTTCTCAAAGGGCATTGAGTAATGGAACGCTAAATGATGATGGAACATATATCCGTGGAGTTGTATCTTTTGGCTATTCGTCATGTGGCGAAAAAAATACACTGAGCTGTTCTCAGTTCTACAAGAAAAACTCTGATGCAAATTGGACGAGCGGTGGAGTATCTTTTCATTCAGATACACCTTTCACATTTGGAAACGGCAAGATATCTACAGAAAGTACCTATGATGTCAAATATTCATTGACGGATGCCTTCTGTACAATTTCGGCTCAGGATATTGTTTCTACTGCAGCGGTGGTGATGGATTTCAAAAGTGGCGGTAAAGGTGTGGCAATTGGAAAAGTATCTGAAACAGACAGTTGCTTTGAAATAGCCTCCTCTTGGAGTATTAAGAAAAAAGGTTCTGTAGAATCTGATTTTGTCATCTCTCAAGGCACCAGTGGTATTTGGACTTATCGTAAATGGAAAAGTGGAATTGCAGAATGCTGGTGCAGAAAGACCATAACCACCAATGTTACAAACGTTTGGGGCGGTTTATATACCTCCGGAAGATTGGATGCATTAGATATTTCTTTTCCTTTTGCGTTCAAATCTGCCCCAGTTGTTACTGCAAATCTGACTGCGAATTGGGCCGGTGCGATTCTGATGGTGCCAGGTGATTGTAAAGATGCATCTACAACATCAACCGGGACCTTTGAAATAGCAAGAGGCTCTGCGATAGCCGGAAAAAGCTATATTGTAAATTTCCATGTTATTGGAATGACTTAATATTGGAATCAAGCATCTCTTCGGAGGTGCTTTTTTCATATCAATTTTTAAAGAAAGAGAGGAATTTACTATGAAGGAATTTTGGAACACAATTCAACTTATTTTTGCCGGTGTTGGTGGTTGGCTTGGTTACTTCTTAGGAGGCTGTGATGGCTTGCTTTATGCACTCATCGCTTTTGTGGTCATTGACTACATCACTGGTGTCATGTGTGCCATCAGCAATCATACGCTTTCCAGTGAAGTGGGTTTCAAAGGCATCTGTAGAAAAGTGCTGATTTTCTTGCTGGTGGGCATTGCAAACATTCTCGATATTCATGTTATCGGTTCTGGCAGTGCACTTAGAACAGCAGTCATCTTTTTCTACATTTCCAATGAAGGCGTCAGCTTACTTGAAAATGCCGCACATCTGGGACTTCCAATCCCTGAAAAAATCAAAGTTGTATTAGAACAGCTTCACGATCGAAGCACAAAGGAGGAAAACTAACATGGCTTACACAAATTCAAAACTAGTATCTTACACAAAACTCAGTCCAAATCATTCAGGACATAGAACACATTCCATCGACAGAATTACACCCCACTGCGTAGTGGGTCAGTGTTCTGTGGAAACTTTAGGAAATATCTTTGCGCCGACTTCCAGACAAGCAAGTTGCAATTATGGCATTGGCTCCGATGGAAGAGTCGGAATGTATGTGGAAGAAAAGAATCGTTCTTGGTGTTCTTCATCTAATGCGAACGATCAGAGAGCAGTGACTATTGAATGTGCATCCGATACTAAACATCCATATACTATGAACAGCACTGTGTACGCAACTCTTATTAAGCTTTGCGTAGATATCTGTAAACGTAACGGAAAGAAGAAACTTATCTGGCTTGGGGATAAAAATAAGACTCTGAATTACTCACCAAAATCTGATGAGATGGTACTTACAGTTCACAGATGGTTTGCCAATAAATCCTGTCCGGGAGATTGGCTTTACTCAAGACTTGGTGATCTTGCATCAAAGGTCACTGCACAGCTTGGTGGTTCTTCTTCTGGCGGAACAACTGCAAGTGGACTATATAGAGTCAGAAAATCCTGGAATGATGCAAAATCACAGAAAGGTGCATTCAAGTCCCTTGATAATGCAAAGAGATGTGCTGCATCAAATCCAGGATACTTTGTCTTTGATGAAAACGGAAGAATCGTAGGTTCTACTACCTCAAGTACCAAAACGGTAGATGAGCTTGCACGAGAAGTTATTCGTGGAAATTGGGGTGACGGAGCTGAAAGAAAAAATCGTCTCACTGCCGCAGGATATGATTACAATGCTGTGCAAAAAAGAGTCAATGAACTTCTAAAATAATATAGGTAACATAGACATGAGTCTGTCTGCATTCTTCGGAGTGTGGACAGGCTCTATTTTTTTTGCAAAATGCGTCCTTTTGATGCCATTCCCAAGGCTACTAGTTAGGAAGAGAAAAACAAGGAAAAAGGAAAAATAAAATAGTTTTCAAAAACGTCCTTTAGAACATCTTCCCAAGGCTAACAGTTAGAGAGAAACAAATCTCTCGGAAACGGAGGTGCAGCGATGAAACATAATCTTCACATTAGTGTTTCAGACAAGCCACAACGAAACGGCATGGTCTCTTGTAAAAGCATCAGCATGAGAGAACGATTCCTGCGTATGCTCTTTGGCAGAAAGCAGAAGATCATGATTCTTGTTCCTGGTGATGCAATCGAGGAACTTGCCATCACAAAAATTACGGAAGGAGGTAGACCATGAACAAAGTAACAGAATTACTTGACGCTGTTGGTGGTGTCATCACTTGTGTTCGTAACCTGGCAGATAGTCTTCAGGTGGTAGCAGATGTTCTTGCGGATATGAAATCTGTAGAAGTAACTGAATCACAGCCTGTAGAACAGATTCCTGAAAAGACTTCAAAGCCTAAGAAGGAAAAAGCCAAGGTTTACAAACTTGAAGATGTTAGAGGAGTTCTTGCAGAGAAGAGCCAGAACGGACTCACATCAGAAGTTAAGGGTCTGATTGCAAAGTTCGGAGGCAGCAAGTTATCCGACATCGACCCTAGCAACTATGAAGCAATCATCAAAGAGGCGGAGGTGCTTGGAAATGAGTAAACACGCATTCCTCTCACCTTCAAGTTCTCACAGATGGCTCAACTGTACACCAAGTGCAAGTCTTGAGTCAGAGTTTGAAAACAAGACAAGCCAGGCAGCAGAAGAAGGAACAGCTGCTCACGCATGGTGCGAACACAAGCTTAAGAAGGCGCTCCGCATGAGAAGTAAAAGACCTGTATCATCCTATGACAGTGATGAAATGCAGGAACACACAGATGCATATGTGGACTTCGTCTTGGAACAGCTTGATATTGCAAAACAGAATTGCAAGGATCCATTGGTGCTGATAGAGCAACACGTAGACTTTTCTGAATATGTTCCAGATGGTTATGGTACAGCAGACTGCGTGATTGTTTCAGACGATAAGCTTCACATCATTGATTTCAAGTACGGCATGGGAGTTCTGGTAGATGCAACAGACAATCCACAGATGAAATGCTATGCACTCGGTGCCCTTGCCATCTATGACAGCTTATATGACATCAAGGAAGTATCGATGTCCATCTTCCAGCCTCGCAGAGAGAATGTGAGTACCTGGACAATCCCAGTTGATGAACTGAAGACCTGGGCAGAAGAAGTATTAAAGCCAAAGGCTGAAATGGCTATGAATGGCGAGGGCGAATATTGTCCTGGTGAATGGTGTACCTTCTGCAGGGCAGCAGTCAGATGTAGAGCAAGAGCAGAAGAAAAACTGAAACTAGCACAGGAAGAGTTCAAACTTCCTCCACTTCTTACAGACAGTGAAATCGAAGAGGTATTAACGATTATTCCTGATCTTACAAAGTGGGCAAATGAGATTATGGCTTATGCTACCGAATCGGCAGTAAACCACGGCAAGCAGTGGAACGGATTCAAGGTTGTGGAAGGACGCTCCGTCCGTAAGTACAAGGACGAGATTGAAGTTGCCAAAGCAGCCAAGGAGGCAGGCTATAAGGATATTTACCGAAAGTCGCTCATCACTCTTACAGAGATGCAGAAACTGATGGGTAAGGCAACATTTGAAAAGGTACTGGGTGACCTTATCTACAAACCACCCGGAAAGCCGACTCTTGTACCTAATTCGGATAAGAGAAAGGCAATGAATATATCAGACGCTAAAAACGAATTTAAAATGGAGGATTAACGATTATGGCAAATGTAAGTAAAACAAAGGTTATCACAGGCAAGAACACAAGACTTTCTTATTTCCACGGATGGGACCCAGTATCAATCAATGGCGGTCCTGAAAGATACAGTGTATCAGTTCTTATTCCAAAGGATGATAAGGAAACAGTAAAGGCAATCAATAATGCGGTTGATGCAGCTATTGAGGAAGGCATCGCAAAGTTCGGTGGCAAAAAGCCTAACAAGGCAGCTATCAAGCTTCCTCTTCGTGACGGTGACACAGAGCGTGAGGACGAGGCTTATGCCGGACATTGGTTCATCAATGCCAACAGCAAGACAGCACCACAGATTGTTGATAAGGCCGTAAAGCCTATCCTTGACCGTGATGAAGTGTACAGTGGTTGCTATGCAAGAGTTTCTCTTAACTTCTATGCATTCAATTCCAATGGTAATAAGGGGATTGCCTGTGGTCTTGGTAATATTCAGAAAATCAGAGATGGAGAGTCGCTTGGTGGTCGTAGCTCTGCAACTGATGATTTCAGCATTGAGGAAGATGACGATTTCTTATCTTAATCTGATTAGACCTATTAACTTCCTGCAGGCGGTGTGAAACACCATCGTCTGCGACTATTACGAATATACGAGGTAAACGATATGAACGAATTATATGAATTAGCAAAGCAGGTTGATGTACTTATCATTTTCTACTTCTTTATGGGTGCTGGTATCTACGGCATTGTAAGTACTATCATGAATGGTATCTGGCTTATCAAGGATTCCATTAAGAAGTGTAAGAAAAAGAAGAAATCTGCTGAAGAGAAAACTGAAGAATAAAAATGTGCAGGCGGTGGAGGACAATCCTCTGCCGTCTGTTTTACTTTGAAAGGAAGTGAGAATGTGAAATCAATCAGTATAGATATTGAGACCTTTTCGAGTGTGAGTCTGCAGAAGTCCGGGGTCTACCGTTATGCAGAAAGCGAGGACTTTGAGATTCTTCTTTTTGGATATTCTGTTGATGGTGGTGAGGTCAAGGTTGTAGATGTGGTAACGGGAGAAAAGATACCAGCCGATATTATTGATGCCTTAACGGATGATGGAGTAATAAAGTGGGCGTTCAATGCACAGTTTGAAAGAGTCTGCTTATCTAGGTATCTTCGTGATAATGGTGTATCTCTTAAGGGATATTGTCTTGATCCTGTGTCATGGCGTTGCACCATGATATGGTCAGCTACACTCGGACTTCCGTTATCTCTTGAGAGTGTCGGTGCTGTCCTTGGACTTGAAAAGCAGAAACTTTCAGAAGGTAAAAATCTCATCAAGTATTTCTGTGTGCCTTGCACTCCAACGAAAGCGAATGGTGGCAGAACAAGAAATATGCCTTATCACGATATGGAAAAGTGGCAGCAGTTCAAAGCCTACAATATCCGTGATGTTGAAACGGAAATGTGCATTAAGGATAAGATTGCTAGATTTCCAGTGTCTGATGAAATGTGGGACGAGTACCATCTTGACCAGGAAATCAATGACCGTGGAATTGGTGTTGATATGGTTTTTGTTAAGAATGCCATTGCCTTTGATGAGAAGAGCAAGACGGCACTTACAAAACAGATGCAGGAACTTACCGGTCTTGAAAATCCTAATTCTGTACAACAGATGAAAAACTGGCTTTCAGAGAATGGACTTGAAACAGACAGCCTCGGTAAGAAAGTGGTGGCAGAGATGATGAAAGATGCACCTGAACATCTTGTAGATGTGTTATCCCTTCGTCAGCAGCTTGCTAAGAGTAGTGTAAAAAAGTATACAGCTATGGAAAATGCTGTGTGTAAGGATAGTCGAGCCAGAGGTATGTTTCAGTTCTACGGTGCCAATAGAACAGGAAGGTTCAGTGGCAGATTGATACAGTTGCAGAACCTTCCACAGAACCATATGCGTGACCTCGCACAGGCTCGTTCCCTAGTATAATCCACTTTAAATAACAAACTATTTTA